CGGCACCCTCAAGAAAAGACCCTTTGATCTGGTTCATTAGGTCGGCTTTTTTCTTGCCGATAGCCTTGCGAAGGTTGTCCGCTTCTTTTAGGTCAAATCCCGCAAGCTGTTGAGCAATCTTCATAGACTGCTCTTGATATACCAAAACCCCATAAGTTTCCTTTAGGATTGGCTCAAGGCTTGGGTGCAAATACTTAACTTCATCAATACCAGCTTTACGGTCAACATAATGCTGCGTCATTGACTTACCTTCAGTATAAGCTTTTAGACATCCGGGCCTAATCAAAGATATTAACGCTGCTAGTTCTTCAATGTTGCGAGGACGCACCCTCTTAGCCCACGACCTACCAAGCTGCGACTCTAACTGAAAGACACCTTTTGTCTGGCCTTCACAGATTAAATCCCAGACATTAGAGTCACTATAGTCATCAATATTAAACGTAGAATTCGCCATTTGCAAATGCTTTCTCAAATTTGGTTTTTTCAGAAATGTTTCGCTGAAACTTTAGAAACTTAATAAGTATATTGGCTGTGTCCTTAACGTCCTGCAACGCGTCGTGAGCGTTCTCCTTGCTTTCTTCAGGGAAGCCCATATAGTCTCTCAAAAAGTCCATACTGAGACTCTTGAAGTCCTTATTGTTCTCAGTCCAAGAGAATACCATATCCATCAGGTCTAGCTTAAAAATCGGATTGAACACCGTTTGGCGACCCCTTGAATCAGTAGTCCCATACATATCGCACATGCGCTGAACGATTGGCAGGTCAAAGCCGATAATGTTGTAGCCCGCAGCAATAGGAGCAGTGTAAGAAGTCCCTCTGAAGTTGAACTTGTTGCAGAAATCTTCAAACTTCTGCCATACCGTTTTAGGTAGCGGTGCCTTAGCTAGCGCTTTACGTGTCTTGCCTGTAATCTCAAGTGCCTCATCTTCAACCGGATCAAAACCAGCCTCGATAGCCTTTTTGTCATCTAAGATAGGACGGATCTCGCTATTAAACACACCTCCGGGCTGCAATGTTAGTTTACGCCCATGTAGTGCTATCGCCGCAATTTGTGTCGGTTGTGTTTTATGTGGATTTCTAGATCCAGTCTCAAAGTCAAAAACAATTATATCTCTATAGTTCATTTATCTCTCCTCTTCAATTCCAAAAACATAGCGACAGCATCATCAATGTTTTTATACAACTTACTGAACTTGTGCCTTTTTGAATGGACTTGATACGTTCTAGACATGCCGAGCCTTGAAGGTACATAAGAGCCTAGATTGCAAAGGCTAATATCCCTATATTCAATAGCACATCCTTCAAATAGTACAGACTTGTAATCACTTGTAACATCCATCATTCTTTTATCTCCATTATTTTACTAAGTAGGTCAATGCCCAATATATCAAACTTTACATGTCCCTGTTCTTCAAGGTCTCCCATTTCAAAACCAGCGACAAGATTATTATTTTTATCTTGAACCATCGGACAAACTTCCGTTAGTTTGTTCGACGATATTATTACTCCAGCCGCATGTTTGCCCTGCGACTTAATTGTTCCTTCTATATCCATAGCCTGCTCAAACACTGACGATAACGGCCCTACCAAATCATCCTCGCTATTCAATTTGCACCACCTGTCTAAGACTTCTGGCTGGTATTTTAGAGTCCACTTTATCAAGGACTTCTCTCCGCTTTGCTCAATCAAGTCAGACACATCTGCTTCGTTAGGAATGTTTTTGGTTACGTCATTCATTTCCCCAAAAGATACAGTACTATTTATTCTCATGACTTCTTTGAGTGCAGCTCTACCTTGTAGCTTATTAAATGTAATCATCTGCGATACATTATCTTCGCCATATTTTGACTTAATATAAGATATTACTTCATCTCTATTTTCGGCAGGAACATCTAAGTCAATATCAGGAAGTGATACGTGATCCTCTGTATTACGCCCTGCATTGTAAAATCTCTCAAAAATAAGATCGTACTCGATTGGGTCGATTTCCGTGATTCCAATCAGATATGAAATTAGACAGCCAGCGGCAGAACCTCTTCCGGGGCCCGGAAGCCAACCTTGAGAACGAACATAGTTAACAATATCTTGCACGATCAGGAAGTACCCAGAGAGCTTAGCATCAAATATAACGTCCATCTCGTTCTTAATTCTGTCTAAGTATTCCTGCTTTTTGTCCTCGTCATTAACCTTACCTGTATCAGCAAGCAGTGTTCGCCAACCATCTCTACATAACTGTTTTAGATATTCGTCTTCAGTTTGGTCTTCAGGACAGTCAAACTCAGGTAACATTGGTGCGCCTAAGATATTATATTCCTCGCATTGCTCGGCTATCTCTACACTAAGTGCAATCTGTTCCTCTGTATATTTGTCTGCAACTTCTTCCATGCTTGGCAAATAAAAGCCGTCTGAGGAAAAGAACGGCTTTAAGTGTTTGAACGAATCCAGTTTGGATTTTGCTTTAGACATTGTGGTTTTCATACCAGAGCATAATAGTATTCTATGTACCTCCGCCTCGTTGGACTCAACATAATATGTGGAGTATTGCTTCAATCCGTCAATACATATTAGATTTTTATCAAGCGACGACTGCACAAGCTTATATACAACATCATCTTCATACATATTCTTCTTCGATACTAGGTCAATTAAAGCATACCAACCATCTTTGTTTTTAGCCAGAAGTGTTTTCTTCTTGCCGTTGTCAAATTCTAGCGTGCAACCGATTATAGGCTTTATTCCATTCTTCTTGCATTCTTTGTAGAATGTAACAGCCCCAGAAATAGTATTGATGTCTGTAATAGCGCAGGCTGTATACCCAAACTCTTTGCATTTTTTAGCTAGCTTGTTGGGCTTGGAGAATCCCCGCTGAAGACTAAAGTGCGTCTTCACATTTAGTGGAACCCAGTTCATATCAATATATCCTAATATTAAAATTCATTCAATTCTGAAATAGCCACGTTGTGGCAATCTGCTCTAACAACAAACCCGTTCGAGGGGTCTATCTGTCCTTTAGTCAACTTGCGAGCCTTTTTGAAATATTCATCATGACCCATCCAACCTAAAACCCAAGCTCTACCCCACCTTCTATTCTTATTCTCGATCCTAACAAACACATAGCGATCACACTTTTGTTTGGTATTAAAGTTTGCTACCGAACAATCATAAAATGGCTTAGGAGCTGAGGTGCATCTCTTTGTTTTTACGTCATATTTTAGACCATCCTTAGAAACTAAGTCATAGTCATATGTGTTATTTATTGTACCATCAATAACAACATTTGCAACCTCTTCTCCTAAAAATCCAGCGATATTACCATCGCCCTTCATGATGGAGTTCTTAATCACTCCCATCTCTCTGGATTTTGCCCAAGCTCTTTTCTTCATATCGTCTGTAATTTGTACTTCTATCATTGTATAACGCCCCTAAACTTATCTATCACCCCTATATTGTTCCACACATACTCAAAATCTAAATGTTCTGGAATTTGAAAATTCTTATTTACGAGCCACCAAGAACAGTCAGACGTAGACTCTACGTTGGCTTCTGGAATTTGCGCAAAGTAATTATCAACCGCTCCCTTAACGCCAAAAAAGGCGCCTCCATAATCATGCCCAGCAATCACGCCGCCCTTCTTAACTTTTGGAATCCAAGAAATTATATCCTTCAAAACATTAACAAGGTCATGTGCTGCGTCAATGAAGACAAAATCTAAAGATTCATCTTCATAAAGTTTAGAGGCTTCTACCGAGGCAAGCCTGATAGGATTGATTACATGTGAAACCTTTTCAGTGTTTTCCTTAAACTCATCGAACAGGGTTCCATTTTTTATACTTAGATCACCCCTGTGCTCAGTCGAGCCAAGCCAAGTATCCACCTGATCATACTTGATTTCTTTCCCGCTATTTATGATTTCTACACCCATGCATGCGGTGCTCTTCCCTTTGAAAGAGCCTATTTCAACAAAGTGGGAGCCGGTGTCAAACCTTTTCACTATTTCTTTGTATTTCAAAACGTCAGGTTCTCCCCACCAGCCTTCTACATCTTGATAATAATGTTCCATTTTATTTATTCCTTATCCCGGAGCCTCATAATATCCAATATCAAATCCTTCCCTAGTGCACTCTTGTATAGTGTCAAGCATCCCAAACTGCTCAAGATGATTACTGACATGTCTACACATGCTATCATTAGTTCCGGGCCAATCTTTCTTACAAAAGTCGCAAAGCTTCTGACACTTCCAGTGAGACTGATTCTTAGAAAGCAATCTTGGTTTGGTTGTTTTCTTAATTTCTTCAAACCTGTCTTTCAACATACCCAAGAACTTCTGTCTGTCGCTTTCCTCGAAGCAAATACTAAACGGGCCACCATCTCTGATAAAGTATATCGACATGATCGCGTCTTCGTATTCAGGAAAAAGTTTAGAAATTGCGTAATGATACAACATTAATTGTGGGTCTTTACATAACTTCTCGTAAGTTTTCTCTTCTCCCGTAGCCCAGTTGAGTCGTCGCCCTGTCTTCCAGTCGATGACTTCAATAACTCCATCATCAACTTCAGTAACCAAGTCAATAGTTCCCTTGATTGCAAGTCGCCCTTCGACTCTTGTGCCATCGGGCATATCATATTCATACTTAGCCCAGTCTTCTTCAATAGGAATATCAAATTGCGGCTCAGCTGCTACAATCTTTCTTTTACGAGGATCAAAGTTTCCATCGTCATAGGTAAGCGCCTCCCAAGTTAGTTTATCACAGAACTTATAGTCAGCGTTAGTGTAGTGATGAGTACAATTAGATGTGTAATGGTCGTAGCTACGCTTAAGGATTTCGTTTACAAATTTCTTTGTTCCGAGTTTACGTTTAGTAAACTCGACCTCTCCGATAGCGTCATCCTCAAGCAATAGCTCGGCCTTATCTTGATGTAATTTTTTGCAGCCAGCTAAGACTTCCATTACCTTATGGACAACAGTGCCAAGCTGAGCTTTCTTGCCAGATACTGTTTGATGACCCAAAACATAAGTCATG